CGCAGCTCGGGGTCGGCCGTGAGGTTGCCCACGACGGTGATGGTTGTTTCTCCGGTCATGCTGCTGCCTTTCGTTTCATTGCCGTCTCGAATCGGACGGCCTCGAGGGTTGCTTGGATGGATCGGTGAGCGTCGGTGTCGAACAGCTCGCGTTGCAGGCGCGCGCGATACTCGCGGTCGAAGGCGTACCGCTCCCGGCACGCGGCGATGTAGAGCTCGAGGCTCTGTTCGGTCTCGTCCGGCTCTCGCTCCGCGATCACGACGCCACCTGCAATGGCTCTGTGTCGGATGCCGTTTCATCGGCAACTGGGGGCTGTGGATAACTCTCGCGGGAATCGACCGCATCTTCGTTAGAAGATGTTGCTGTTGCTGTTGCTGTTGCTGTTGCTGTTGTAGAGGGCTGGTAAACCGTTCCCCTCACTGCGGGCGATCCGTCACCTAACCGCTTCCCTAAGCCGGTGGGTAAACCGGCACCTAACAGGTACGTTGCGGTGCCCGTGGGAAGGTCGGTCGTCATCTCCCTCGGGTTCACCGCGTTCTGCTTCAGAACCGTCTTCACCTGGGGCTTCTCCCACGCCGGCAGGTCCGGCTCCGACCGCTTCAACCGCTGCAGCTCCCACACGATCGCGGCGCGGATCTTGTTCGACGCGACGCCTCCGAAGTCCTTCGCCATCGTCACCGCGAGGCGCGGGTTACGCATCAGCGGGTCGTGCCTCAGGTAGGAGCGGATCATCACCTCTTCGGTGTCCTCGTCGATGACCACGAAGTAGGCCTCCGCGAGCTCGAATCCGGCGATCACGACGTCCCGGCCGGTGCATTCCTTCGCCCGCTGGGAGAGCTTCCCGGGGTGCCAGTCCGTCACGCCTGCGTAGGTCAGGCGGGGGTCGGAGAGGAGGAGCATGTAGAGCCACTGCGCTGGCGCGGTGAGCGCGCGCCAGCGGTCGTCTGACCACATGTCTTGACGGATCTGGGCATAGTCACGAGGCATTGGACATCACCCGCCAGAACTCGTTCTTCCGGCCGTCGACGTGCAGCGCGACCAGGTCGCGCTCGTCAGTGAGCAGCCCAGCGAAGGCGACACCGTCCGCCCACCCGGCGTCATACCCGCTGCCGAAGACGACCGAGTCGCCGGCCACCATCGAGCGGGTGCGGTCCTCTGCGCCGGCCATCATGTTGTTGACCACGCCGCCCGCGTACTTCACCTTCTGGTTAGGCCGCGCGGGACCGGCCCAGGCGATCGTGAATGCCTTCTCCACGACTCGCAGCGGCACACCGCGTCGGAACCAATCCGAGGCGAACGATTCGATCTCGCCAGGCGCTGACCCCTTCGAGTAAGACGGCGCGGCAGCGTCCCACGCATCCCACATTCCCGTGAGGTACTCAGCCTCCGCATCAAGATCGGCGTCGAGCGCACGCAGCGCTATCGTGCGAGCGTGGGCGTACTCGGCGGCCTTGCGGTCGATGTCCGCAACCGTCGCCGCATCGGCTGGGACGGACGACTTACCCGCGTTGCAGTCAGCGCACGCGCTGACCAAGTTCGTGGCGTCGTCACTGCCGCCCAAGGCGACGGGCGTGACGTGGTCGATCGTGAGTCCGCTGCCCGTTTCGTTTCCGCGGACGCCGCAGTAGTAGCAGCGGTACCCGTCGCGTCGCAGAATCTCGAACCGTGTGCGCTTGGTGACAGCCATCACGCGCTCCTCTCGTTGGTGTTGTCGTTGACTTCCAGTTCCGGCATCAGCGCGCCCCCATCGCTTCCGCCACGGTGATCCGCTCCGTCGCCGACAGCAGGAACCACCGGGTGCCGTCCAACGCCTCCACGGGCGTCTCACGTGCACGCACCAACGTCTTCTCGTGGGTCGCCGCGGGACGCACCCACAAGCCCCGCTCCTCCAGCTCGAGGAGCACCAGCGAGGTCGCGTCCGCCTTGTCGCCGTTGCAGATCCCGCACGCGGCGATCAGGTTCACAGGGTCGTTGAGGAGTCGCGATCCGCCCATGCCACGGTTCGCGCGATGATCGGTCGTCGTCGCCTCTCCCTGGCAGCGGTGCAGGGCAAGGAGGCAGAACCCGCCATCCCGACGGATGACGGCGCGCTTCACGTCCACCGGAGGGTGCGCGGCGCTCATGCGGCGGCCTGCTCTCCGGTGAGGAACGCGGCGACGGCGAGGCCGCGGTCGCCGGCGGCGCGTGGAGGACGCCGACGGCCGGCGCGCATCATTGGCCCGCACCCGACTCGAGCGCGGAGAAGTCGAACGCCTGCTGCGACAGCCTGCGCACGATTGCTTCGCAGTAGCGCTCCTCGAGTTCGACCCCGATAGCGCGGCGGCCGAGGTTTCGCGCCGCGATGAGCGTTGCACCTGAACCCGCGAACGGGTCCGCGATCACCCCAGGAGGGCAGCTCGAAATGAGATCCTCCATGAGTGATACCGGCTTTGGGGTGGGGTGACCGAACGCGTTCTCGTCGCCGCTGGACCCCCCCCGGCCGCGCGACGTGACGATCACGCTGCCCGTCCGCTTCTTCCCGGTCGCTGCCACATCCCAGCCATCACCTAGGACATGGATGTCCTCGTGGGCGGGCCCCCAGGGCAGACGCAGGTCGCCCATGCCGGGTCCGCCTCCGGACTTGAACCAGATGACGCGCTGACGCTCTCCGACGGGAGCCGCAACAGACCAGCGACCGAAGACGATTGCTGGTCGATGGTCTGGCCACAGCTCGAGTACCGCGTCGCGAAGTGACGCGTCGTCGTCGCCGACGATTCGGGTGAACTTGCCGGACCTTCTGTGGTTGGACTGGAAGTTCATTCCGTAGGGCGGGTCCGTCACGAGGACGTCTGCCCGAGTCCATCCGCGGACCGCACGGCAGTCGCCATGGTGGAGCTCGATGTACTCGTCTTCGTAGTAGAGGCTCATCGTTCCCACTCCCGACCGCAGTCGATGCACTGCCAGTTCTCGTAATCGATGGCGTCGTCGATCGCGATGAGACGCGACCCGATACCGATTCGGTGCGTGTCGAACGAGCCGCACCCGCGGCACTTCACGCGTTCGGGGCGGTCAGGGAACTCCCGCTCGGGATCGGCCTGCGCCTCCGTGACCCACTCGTGTACGGGGCGCACCCTCATGCCGAGCGTCGCCGCGACGTTCACCTCCAGTCGGGCCCCGCCGGATGCTTCCCATCCGTCGAGAATTGCCACGCCGTCGCAGGTGATGAGCTGCGCGAGCCCCGCACGAAGCCAGCCGTGGTAGTCGTCGGGAGTCGGGTTGGTGTTGGTGGATGGGTCCTCGACGACGTATCCCGCGTCCCGTAGCTCGGTTGCAGCGGCACGGAAGGCTGGATAGTTGAAGTCGGGAAGGCCGGTCATGGGACCCGCGACATACAGGGTCGTCAAGAAGCCACCTCCGCGGCAGTCACGGTGACCTCGGCGCCCGGGACGTCCCGGTAGCGCTTCTTCGCGTGGAGGTCGACGACGCGGGAGTCGTCGGTGTACACGCCGCCGGCGGTGAGGCCGTCGAGCACCGCTCGGGCGAGCTTGTCGATGTCGGGTCGCACTGACGGCAGCGGGCGCTTCACCGACTGGGGGCGGGCGAAGAAGAAGGTGATGGTGACGGTCACGGGTACGTCGATCGGGGACGCACCGTTCATCGCGTCCGCGGCGGCCGCGGCGACGCTGTCCCGCCACGGGGCGGACATCTTGCTGTCTTCGACGACACGGGCGCGGTTGCCGACGACGTACGCATGCTTCGAGCCCTGCGGGGCTGGGGTGCCGCGGACGATGAACGCGACGCCGCGGAAGGGTGTGGGGGATGCCTGAGGGGGCATCATGGGAATGCTCACGCTGGACTCCTGCTAGAGGCGGTGGTGGGTGGAGGGGGCCGAGCTGCTGCAATCAGCTCGGCCCCCGTTTTCGTTCGGTCGACGATGGGGGACGCCGACCGGACGGATCAGGCGGAGGGCTTGCCCGCGAAGATCGGGATCTCCCCGATGCCCTCGTGCACGACCTCGTCGCCGTTCTTCCGGCCCTCACGGATGTCCGTGACGATGTCGGCGAACGCGGCCTCGAGGGTGTTCTCTGGGCGCTCGAGCTTGAAGCCGAGGAGCACCTGGCCGCCGCGGAGCCGGTAGCGGAAGTGCGCCCAGATCGCGTAGGTCGGGCCGCCGACGTAGGGCTTCAGGCCGAGCTTGATCTTCTTCGGGATCTCGATGTCGCCCTTCTGGCCGGCCTTCGCGGTCGTCTTCTCCTCGAACGTGAGCTTCACGTCGCCCGAGTCGAGTCGGACACCGCCGTTGAACTCGACGTTCGTCTTCGCGTGGAAGGTGGTGGCGATGTCGATCAGCACGCCCGCGTCCGGCTCGAGCACGTCGGACCAGCGGTCGTCGAGGAAGTCGGCGAACTCGTCCTGCGCGAACAGGTGTCCGTCGGCCTTCTCCCACGCGAGCCACGCCTTCGTCTTCTCGAGGTCGAGGGACACGCGGTGCTTCTGCCATCCCGCGGTGTCAGACGTGGAGGCGGGGTGGGAGTCGAGGATGCCGACGACCTTGGACGTGTTCGTGTGGGCGTACACCTCCGTGCCGGGGCCTCCGTGACGGTGGATGTACGCGCAGAACGATGCCGCGTCGGACACGCTGCGCGCCGCGGCGATGTGCCGGGGCGTCGGAGCGTATGCGTCGGTGTCGATGACACGCAGGCCACCGTCACCGTCGCGGACGATGAACACCTCGCCAGGCGTGATCGGGGTGCGCTGCTGATCGGCTGCGATGTCCGCGAGGGACGCGATCGCCCCCGCCTCGGTCGGGGCCGGCGCCAGGGTCTTCTCCGTGGTGCTCATGCGTTCGGGGTCTCCTTGATCTCGCCGGTACGGGGGTCGACGTTCGCGCCGGCATCGCGAATGTCGTCGTCGGTGAACAGGGGGCTGCTGGTCGGGTCGCTGCGCGAGAGACCGTTGTCGTCGGTGACGAACGCGGTCGTGCCCTCGCGGGTTCGTTCGGGGAGACGGAGCTTCAACGCGTCGTTCACGATGACCAGACGGTCACCGCCGTTGACGGGCTTCACCTCGAAGACGACGCTGAGCGTGCCCTTCTTGCCCGTCGCCTTCACCTCCTCGATGAGCTTCGCGAGGTTCTCCGCGAGCTCGACGTCGGTCGACGGTCGGATCGTGGCGAGCATCGCGGCGAAGCTCGGCGGTCCTTCCTGGGTCTTCTTCTCTGCCACCTGGGTTCCTTTCTTCGGGGTGGTCACTGCGCCGCCGCGATGAGGCGGCGGACGAATCGGAGCGCGTCGGGACCGGTCGGGAACGCGCCGAGCACGGTGCGACCTGCGCGGACCTTCCAGGGGCGGTCGCCGGGTTTCCGGGACTTCATGACGCGTAGGCGGTCGCTCATCGGCTCGCTCCGCTCGCGATGTACGCGCTCGTGAGAGCGCGGTTCAGATTGAGATAGCCGTTCAACTTCGCGGTGAGCGCCCGCTGCAGCTCCTCAGCCGCATGCAAGATCTCCTTCGCGTTGTCGAACTCGTGCTTGAAGGGCATCGCCGCGAGATCCGCCTCGGCCCGTTGCCGAGTCACCGTCGGCTCGGCGGACCGCATCACGGCCTTCGCGCGCTCCTCGATGAACTTCCGCTCCGCGGCGTACCGATCCGCCCACAGTCCACGGATCACGGGCACCGCCCGCTCGAGCCGGTCACCGATCTCCCGGATCATCTGCTCCAGCTCGAGCGGGGAGGCCGGTTCGTACTCGACGATCTCGCCCGTCGAGAGGTGCGCCACTTCAGACACGACCGGCCACCTCCCCACGCGCGACCGCGGCGTCGTACTCCGCCGATGCCGCCGCTTCGTACGCGTCGGCGGCGTCCGGCGCGGCCGGGGTGCTCAGCACGGCACGGCGGGCGTTCAGGCTCGCGATGATCGATGCGTTCAGCCATCCGTCGCGCTCCGCGGACTGGTAGATCTCGTGCAGCTCCGCGACGGACGCGGCGGCCGCGACCTGCTTCTTCCACTCCTTCGGCGCGGCGGCGGGTGCTCCCTGCTGGGATGCGCTGTTTCCGTCGTCGTCCTGATCGGGAGCGACGCCGGTGACCGCGGACAGCGCGTAGCGCTTCGCGTACGTGATCGCGGACCCGACCGCCTGTGCAGTGCTCTCGGTCGGATTCGGGAGCGGCCAGGAGCCGTCGATCCGTTCCCCGCCGACGTGCTGCAGGCTGTACTCGAGCCGGAACCCGGCCTCCGTCATCGTCGGAACGGTCACCCAGGCGAGGCCCTGGCGGGCGAGCGCGGGGAGGACGACGCCGACGACGTCGGCGAGGTCCGCGTACGACGACTTGAAGTGGTCGTTGCGTGCACCCTTCTGCACGCGGGGCAGTTCGGCCTGGAAGGCGCTGAGCGCCTCGGTGAGGGTCGCGGGCGGGGTGGGGTTGGTCATGTCCATGCCTCCTCTCGGGCGGCGTCGAGCAGCTCGACGACGCGGTGCGCGATGGGGACGATCAGGTCCGTCGCGGCGATGATCTGTGGGTGGTCGCGGTGGAACGTGCGCGACTGCACGGGGCGGCGCAGCCGCCACAGTCCTGGCGCGTCGGGGTCGCGGACGAGCTCGCCCCACACCCACTCCGCGTGGACGGCTTCGGGGATGCAGTAGAACTGCCACGCGAGCTGCCGGACCTCGTACGGTGTCGGCCCGGTCACGACCTTGTTGTGCTTCGTCTTCGTCTCGACGATCGCGAAACGGTCGCCGACCGGCTTCGTGCCGTCGATCGTCGCGCCGAACCGGGGATAGTCGGGGTGGTGGATCAGCAGGCTGTTCGGACGCGCCCCGACCGCGCCGAGCAGCGCGGGCTCCCAGTCGTTGCCCGACCGGGTCGCCTCGTTCCCGCCGAACGTGCGGGGTTCGAGGATCTGCCGGACGTAGAGCTCCACAGATCCCGGCTTCGCAAACTTCCCCGCCGTCGATGAGCCGATGACCTTGTCGTGCGCGTCCAGCCAAGATTCGCGGTCGGCAGAGTCCGCGAGGGTGCGATCCAGGATCGCGAGGGCGCTCACAGTCCGACCCCCGCCCGGAGCTCCCGCGCCGCACGCTCGACTCGGGCAAGGCCGTCGCTGCTCAGGATGTGGCCCGCGTCCGCCTGACGCGTCGCGACATCGTGGAACGCGATGAGGTTGGCGAGGCGCTGCTGCTCGACAAGAGCGAGAGTCGCGTGCACCTGCGCTTCGAGCGCAAGCGTGATCTGGTTCGTGGCCTCATCGACTCCCGTGATGTGGCCGAGAGCCTTCAGCGCTTCGGAGGCATGGTCGATGCGCGCGGTCATGCGAGAGCGCCGTCCTGGATCGTGAAGCCGATCCGGCGGGACTCGTCACGGTCCCGCTCGACGAGCACGGTGTATCCGCGCTCGTCGGCGAGATCCCGGATCGCGGCGAGGGAGTCGGCGTCCAACAGGTCACCGTCCTTCACGATGACGAGACGCAGCTTCGGGTCTCCCGCGGTCGCGATCGCGAACGCGACGCGGCGACGCATGGCCGAGTTGACCTGCGTGAACGGCACGCCGTCGAACGTCACGCCGTCCTCGTCCACGGACAGCCCGTCGACGGGGAACGTCGCCGCTGCGAGGCCGTCACGCTTGCGCTTCTCGATCGAGGCGAGGTCGCGGTTCGCGGCGGCCTGAGCGGACTCCGCGGCGGCGCACTCGTCGGCGACCTTCGCATACTCGCGACGCGCTCGCACGGCCGCGTTCCATTCGTCGACGGCCGCGAGCTTTGCCTGCAACGGCGCGAGATCCGCGCGCGGAGCAGCGGCAGCGCGCTGGGCCACCTCGATCCTCTCGACCCAGACGGCGCGGTCCGCGCGCGCCTGAGTGATCTGCTCCTCCAAGCGCTCGATCGTGCGGTCGGTGTCGAGGACCTGACGTCCGAGTTCGGTGACGAGATCCTCGGCCCGGTCGATGCGGTGGTTGTGCTCCTGCACGGACTCGATTTCGGCGAGGACCGCGGCGCCCGACACCTCCTCGTTCGGCGCGTCCAGCGGGTTCGGCATCGCCGACAGGGCACCCTGCAGGCGTTTCACGTCACGGCCAGCGATCAGGCGGCGCTCCTCCGCACCAGCCTTCTCCCGCGCCAACGCGTCGACGTCGAACGGGAGGTCGACCTTCGCGAGGAGCGCGTCCCGCTGTCGCTTCTCGTCGAGGTTCAGGAACGCGACCGGGTCGAAGATCAAGCCGCCCGTGAGCGACGCGACGACGTCGGCGGGCTTCGAGTACTTCGCGCCGTCGAGCGCGAACACCTCGAGGCGTCCCGCGTCGTTCTTCTTCCAGGTGCGGACGATGCGGACACCGAGGTCCGTGTCGGTGTACTCCGCGCGGGCCTCGTCCTCGCCCTCACGGATCGGCTTCGGGGTCAGGCGGGTGCCCTTCGGGTCGAACAGCTCGACGAACGCGTCGATGAAGCTCGACTTCCCGGCACCGTTCGCGCCGGCGACGACGATCAGCGACCCGGTCGGGCTCAGTTCGATCTCGCGGACGCCCTTGAAGTTCTGGACGGAGAAGGTCTTGCTCACGACGCCACGACCTTCCCGCCACGCAGCGAGTACCACGTGTCGGCCTTGATGGCCGCACCATCGACGACGACGCCGGCCGCCGCGATGATGGTCCAGTCCGACGAGCGCTCAGTGAGGAAGAGGGCGGTACCGATAGCTCCGCGCGCACGTCCGTCGTAGCCGCTGGCCAGGGCAACGGACTTCTCCCCGGACGCCGTCGCCGCACCGTAGTACCCGGACGCCGTCGCCGCACCGGAGTCCCCGGACGCCGTCGCCGCACCGTAGTCCCCGGACGCCGTCGCCGCACCGTAGTACCCGGACGCCGTCGCCGCACCGTAGTCCCCGGACGCCGTCGCCGCACCGGAGTCCCCGGACGCCGTCGCCGCACCGTAGTACCCGGACGCCGTCGCCGCACCGTAGTACCCGGACGCCGTCGCCGCACCGGAGTCCCCGGACGCCGTCGCCGCACCGGAGTACCCGGACGCCGTCGCCGCACCGTAGCGCCCGGACGCCGTCGCCGCACCGTAGTCCCCGGACGCCGTCGCCGCACCGGAGTACCCGGACACCGTCGCCGCACCGTGCTCGATGTCAGTGCCGACCTGAGTGCGCGCCTCCGTCGACGAAGCGCCGTCGACCTTCTTCGAGTTCTTGAAGACGAACTCGATCTGCGCCTTGATCAACGCGGGCAACTCGATCCGCGCACCGATGCGGATCGTCTTGCCCGCGACCTTAGAGTCCTCCGAGTGGGTCTGCACGTCTTCGAGTTCGACCTGGTGGTAGACGGACTTGTTCGGCGGGTAGTAGCGGAGAACATCCAGCGGCATCGTCACCGCGTGGAACCCGGAGCTGCACACGCGGACCGGCCCGTCGTGCGTGAACGACTTCCCTTCCGCGAACTGGAATCCGCGGCAAGTCAGGTCGGGGTTGAACCCCTTGATGGCGGGGATGGTCATCGTTGTGCCTTTCGTCTGGTGGTCGCGCGGGCGAGTCCCGCAGCGATGAAGAGGAGGAGAGTGATCAGGTCGAGGCCGTTGAGGGGGCGGTCGCCGATCGCGAATGGAAGAAGGAGCATCCCGGCCAGCAGGAGGATCAGTGAGGTCATCGGTGGTCCCTCTCGTCCTGGCGAAGGTCGAGGACCCAGGCGCTCACCACGAGGACGGTGACGAACACGCTGATCCCGATGAACGGGGCGATATCGGTCACAGCGGGTCACCGCCCATCCGGTCGTAGAGGCGGTTCTCCTCGAAGTCGACCTCGAGGCTGTCGAAGATCTCCCAGAGGAGGTCGGGCCACGTGTTCGGGCGGCGGGCGTCTTCGATGTCGAGGTCGGGTTCCGTGTCGTGCCGGTCCCGGTACGAGTCCCACGCGTTGGTGATCGCGGTGGAGATCTGCTGATCCGTGCGGGTCAGGCCTGCGGCGGTGAGTCGGTCGTGGATGTCCTCCACCCGCGCCTGGTAGGGAAGGGCCGGACCGATCCGCCACACGCTCGCGTGGACGCCGTCTTGCTTCACCCTTCCGGCCTTGTGGACGCGTCCGTCGCGTTCGAGCTCGCTGCGGGCCGAGCGGACACGGGAGTCCGAGAACCGTTGCCCGGTGCGGCGGATCTCGACGACGATCTGCTTGTCGGTCAGGGCGATCCCGAACTCGAGCACAGCGAGCACCGCGGCCTGGGAGGCGGCGACGGACGTCGTGGACGCGTCCGCGGCTTCGTGGGACTCGACCGGGTCGAACAGGCGCGCACGCGGGCTGTCGCCGGCCATCACGATCTGCGGGACGCTCACCGGGTCACCACCGCGAGCATCGCCACCGCGAGCGCCAGGCCGAGCATGTAGGGGGCGACCTTCTGTGCGGCCGCGTCCACGCGGGTCGCGAGGACCGCGCGCGCCCGCGCCTTGTCGGTGCGGCGTGCGGGCATCTTGGCGGCATCCATCACGCGACCTCCACCGCCTCGAACGCCTCTGTCACACCCGACGGGCGCATCAGAGTCCGCACCGGCTCGACGATGTAGAAGACCTTGAACTCGACCGCACCGAACTCGCGAGCCGCAGAGACGTGCACGAACCCGGTCGGGGCGGTCCACGACTCGACCGGAACACCGAGGTTCAACGCCCACGCGGCCACCGCGTCCACCGACTCCACCGGCACGACGAGCGGCACGGGCACAGCCGGGTACTGCATCAGCGGGTTCCCGTCCGGGAACGTCGCCACCACGCTCGCGAGATCCCGCAAGCCCTCCGCGATGTCCACGACATCGAAGGCCTCACGGCCTAGAATCTGTTCCTGAGCCACCTGTATGGCTCCTCTCTTGTGAGGCCCGCCGGGTACCAGCCGGCGGGTTTCTGCTTTCTGGGGTCAGACCGCGCGCATCAGATCGCGGATGCGCTTCGTGCGAGCGTGCGATTCCGACCGGGTCGGGTCGCTCGGCTCGTGATGCGTCATCGCGCGCACGCGTTCGACGTCGTCGGCGGACATCCGGCGGATCCTCGGGCTGAACTTCGAGTGCGGCCAGCGGCCCGCGTAGACGTTCTCGCGGACGATCTCGTACGGCACGCCCAGCGCCACCGCGACCTCTTGGAGGGTCAGCAGGGCCTCGCTCATCACGCGACCGCGGAGAGGAATGCCTGCGGCGTGAACGTCGACGGGGGCACGTCGATCGCCTGAGCGATGCGGAGAAGTTCGCCGAACGTGAACTCGGTGTGGCCGTTGATCTTGCGGTTGAAGGTCGTCTGAGGGATGCCGGCTGCGGAGGCAACTGCCGCCTTCTTGCGACCGGATCGAAGGATGCTGGCGGCGACCTTGTCCGCGAGCTCCTGAGCTGGTGAGTGATCCATGCAGCAAATCTAGTTGCCCAAATGGATCACGTCAAGTTGGCTTCGTGCCCTATTCGGATTTTCAAATGATCCAATATGGCGATAATGTGAGCCACATGGACAAATATGTGGAGGCGGCAGCCGCTGAGCTTCGTGCCGCGCAGGCGAGAGCTCGAATGTCTGACGTCGCCCTCGCCGCCGCCGCGGGAATCCCGGCCGTCACTCTTCGCCGCTACCTCAAGGGAGAGCGTGACGCGCCGCTGTCTGTGCTCTTCAAGATCGCGGATGCCCTAGGCGTCTCGGCGGGTGGGCTTCTCGATGACGCGATGAAGCACGTCAAGGATTAGTGACGGAGGGACCCCCAGCTTGATCGCCAACTCGAGAGCCTGCCCTGCCGTCATCCCCGTTACCCCCCGTTTATCGAACATGTGTTCGAACATAGGTGGTACGCCTGACATTCGGCAAGTCATCCATGCTCCGTACGTCACGCCTCAGTGTTCGACAACTACAAGACCGCAGCGCTCGAGCAGATCACGCGGTGCCGTGCGAGCCTCTAACTCAGCAGTGTTGACGCTGTCAACGATTGCCGCTTTTCGTCCGATTCCGTTGGCATTGTTGGGGCTGAGAACCCGCGGAATCTCGGCACATATCCGTCGCCGTGTCCGTCTTGGGAGGGTTCAAATCCCTCCGTCTCCGCCAAAAGTGTCTTATGCGAACCCCGCGAAAACGATAGTTTCCGCGGGGTTTTCGTTTGCCCCACACTCTTGGTCATCTGAGCGCTCAGAAGCACCGCAGAAGGGCTCCAGCGCCGTTCTGGGCGTGTTCCCCACTCCGTGGCAGGTACCAACCGTCCGTCAGGTCCATCGGGTGACACGGTCTCGCCGGTCTGCTGGGGGACCGGCACCACTACCTTGTCCCGCTCTTCCACCGTCACCGTCTCATCCCTCGACAGGATGCCCGCGAAGATGTCTTGCACTTCAGCCTCTTCGACCGAGCCGTCCTCTGCGATGAACATCTTCTTGAAGAGACCTTGGTTCACGAGGCGTCGTTCTGCGTCAGTAGCGGTTGCATACTGCTCGCGGCACAACCGTGCGACATTGAGGGCTCGTTCGAGTTGCTCATCGGTCTGTTTGAGGGTTCGGGCAGCCGTCGCCGTCTGTTTCCCGGCAGCTTCCAGTTCCCGTGTCGTTCGTTCCATCTCTGTCTTGAGCACGTCGACGGGGACAGCTCCGGCGTAGTGCGCCTTCATCAGGACGGCTTGTTCGTCTTTGACAGCCCGGACGCGACGACGGGCCTCGTCAAGGGTGAATTCGGCGTCGGCTTGGCTGTTCGCTGCCTCAGACTTCACCGCTGCTCGAATGGCGAGAATCTGCTCCTCCGAGAAGTGGAGGCGGTGGTAGAAGTCCTCGACACCCCGATCGACGTTCTCGACCCGAACTTAGGGACGGGTGCAGGGAGCTAGTTTCGCCACCCGCCCGAGGCATCGGTAATACCGGTAGAGCTTCCCGTGCCGATTGACGTGCTCGCTGTAGACCAGACGGTTGCCGCATCCTCCGCAGTAAACGGTGCCCTTGACGTAATGAGGGTGCTCGCGATCGTTCCTCACGCCCCCTTGTGGCATCGGAACACTGCTGCTCGTTCGTCGGCTGCATCGAAAGCGCGTCTAGCGATCTAGTGCGAAGGAGCTGGCTCCCACAGTGGGGTCGGCTCCTTCGCGTTCGGTGCGACCGCATGAATCGGGTCTCGGCGCGCGAAGTTGGTCCTTTATCTACACGTGTTGTGCAATTGCCGGGCGAAAGTACCCAACCGCATCTTGGTAATGCTCTCGCCTTAGGATGCACGGGCCATACTCCTGGAGAACGGTGACCCTCAGTGAATCTGTGCGACTTCGTATGTAGTCATTTCGGAGACAAGCGATGGTCGCGGGCTCCCAGATCGAGAACGCCCTCGCTCATTGGTTACGCATAGCGGAAACACCAATTTGACGGAGTGGAAACTGAACTTCCACTATTAGCGGCCACGCCTTCAGGCTTCGCACCGAACGGTGATGACGTAGTCGACGCTAGTGCCAAGGCTGGCCATGTCCGTGAGTATCCGCTGGAGCTGGCGACGCCCAGCCGTCCTGGCAGGCTGGCCAGCATCAATGTACTCGCCCACAACGGCAGGCATCTCACGGACTCCTTCCGAGATGATCATCGCCTCAACATTGGTATCGGGGAAAACGGGTTCAGGCGTCCCCAATTTGTCCCCCGATCTACCTACATCAAAGGTCTCGAATTGCGGATAGCGTCATCTCGATCGCTCCGGGGGGAGCGGCGCAAGGGGGGGGGGGTTATGCGTCATTCCGTACTCGCGAGGGCTAACCAATGGACGATGCTCGTCTTGGCGATCGTCTTGGCGCTCGTGACAGGTGCTTTGGCGCCTTCCGCAGCTCGGGCAGACGACACGGCTGACGCTGATCAGGTCGCTGCATCAGCCAGTACCGCAGCTGAAGCGGCCGGCGCGGCAGTCGACTCGGTTCCGATCACGTCGACAGCCGACGGGTATGCCGCACCGGCGGAAGGCGTGGTCGTTCCGTCCGATGCTGCGGCATCAATCCAGATAAACACGTCACTACCCGATCCGATCACGTTGTCCACGCCGGAGGAGGTTGATGTCGCCTCCGGAGTGATCGCGAGTGACGGCAGTGTGTCATACGTGGGACACGACGGAGGGCCCTCGCTGTCGATCACGGTGGGCGATGGCGTTCTGCAGCAGAGCGTTGTCATCCCGGACGCTTCGTCGCCCAGCCAGTACACCTTTCAGATCGATCCTCGACTGACACCCGAGCTGGAATCGGATGGTTCAGTATCGCTACGTTCTTCTCTGGCACGACTCGATCCCACGGGGCAGTCGACTGACACCACTGAATATACGGTCGGCAGTATTGCGTCGGCGTGGGCTCGTGATGCAAACGGAAACGAGGTTCCAACGCGTTACGAGGTGGACGGAAGCAAGCTGATTCAGTTCGTCGACCTCTCGGCGGTTCAAGCCTTCCCGGTGACCGCAGATCCTTCAATTTCGCTGTGCTTCATCTGGGGCTGGTACCCAGCGACGTGCCAGAAGTTCACGAAGACGGAGACCAAGCGACTGGCGACCTCGCTTGCAAGTGCGGGCCTGGGTACATCTAGCACCACCGCAGCGGCATTGATATGCGGGTACGTACCCACCGTGGCAGGAAAGGCGGTCTGCGCGAGTGCGATGGGATTCGTCGGCAGTCTGATCTTCCCTCGCATTCAGAGCGCCGCGTCAGGCGGAAATTGCATCCAGCAGAATATTCCGATCATCGCGATAACTGGACTCAACGTGTTCATGGTGAACTCCATGTGGATCGTTGTCCGATGCTAGTAGCCGGAGAATGAAGGGAGTCACTCATGCCCGTATTTGAAATGGAAGCTACCGAGCCCATCCTGGACCCGACAATCGCCGTTTCGACGAGGGGACAAGTGCTCTACGTTGGCGGCTCCATAGTCGCGGCGATTGCCCTGTCGAGCATCGGCATCCTTCCCTATCCTGTAACCATCGCTCTCGGGGTGGCCGGGATCACTCTGCGGGGGCTTGTTGGTGCCGCGAATAGGCGGGCAGTCGCAAGGTCGCAGACCATCCCCGCCCCTTCCAGAGCGACGACGTTGGCTCTCTGGTTTGCAACAGTAGGTCCACTCGCAGCCGCGCTTGGCTTCCAAATCTCGAGGGATCTCGCAGGTCAGATATTCTCTGAGGCAATTGCAATAGTGCTGGCAGTTGACGCATTCCTGCGGGCTGAGCGGGGCAAATCCACGCTCTCGCGTCGACTCGCCGTGCTGGAGTTCGGGATCTTTGTCGCGCTCGTCGTGTCGGCACTCTTTGCAATGGCAACGCGCTAGCGACGCCTTTTGACGCACGTCAGCACAGCGAAGACGCCGAGCCTACATAGTCACGGGGTCGCCTCCGCTGACGCTTGATAGGCAGGCCCCGCACTTGCTTGTTGGTGGGACATTCGGATCGCAGTTTCAACTTCCCGAGGCCACTTTTCTTGACTGAGCATGACCCGAACATCGGGAGGGCGGTTCACATAGTCGTATCCGATCACACAGAGGATGCCGAGACCGGTGTCCGCGAGATCGATGATGAAAAGATCTGTGAGGGTAAGAAGCTTTTTGGCTAGTTCGGTGAGTGGCTCCACGAACTCACGTCGGTCAGAGTACGCGAACGGGTTTGGGGCGTGGAGCACTGTGCTTACGTCACCGAAAGCCCGTCCCCAATCTTTCTCCCTCAGGTAGCCGTGTTCAACGTCGACGTAATCCGTGCCGACGACCTCAACTGGATGGGGCCAATAGGAGGGATTGAGGTCGCGCACGCGTTTCCGCGCATCCGAGATTGATGCCCGCGCTAAAGCCGACTCGACTTGCTCCGACAGAGGCCTGTGCGTGACGAAGCTCAAAAGTACAATGGACTCGAGAGTCATTCGAAGGTCTAGCGCCACCTGCTCGATCGTGTCTCGCCGCAGTCCTTCCGCGAACGTGTCCATCACTCGGAGCATGCGCCGCTTGATCTCGGCGAGCGTGCGGTGGATGCGATGAAAATCATCGATCGTTGGTGCTACATCTCCGAGCTGGGAATCCACGTATAGGACCCTACTGACGACCGAAGGTCATCGGACAGGGTCTATTCTTCGTCTTTATCTGAGGGGCTGACGTCTTCTGGTGCCGTGTTGGCTGCGGGCACGTGGCTTCGGTTCCAGAACTGCAGGAAGACGATCCGGAGCGCGAGCCACCACGTGTAGAGCGATTCCGCTCCTTCGGCGGTCCCGTCGGTGAGCAAACCGTGGGCGACTTCGTTGCGGAGGTTGGGGCCGGTGGCATCGAAGTAAAGGACTCGAAGTTCGTAGGCAAGATCGGCGCCAAAAATCTCGTGAACGTTGTCGCTCTCAAGCAAGCTTGACAGTCCCTTCTCGTTCTCGATGCCTTCCTCGGTTCGCGCCGTCGTGGGTACGCCTGCGTTCTGCAGGTGGTGACGAACGAAGTGCTCGATCTGAAGCGTGAGGAGTTGAGCGGCGGTTGAGAAGTCTCCGGTGTAGCCGTAATACAGCCCACGCGCGAACTGTCTGACGTGATCGAGTGGCACGGTCGAAGATCCAGCCGTGATGGCGATGAAGTCGCCGACGGACAGGTGATGTTCGTTCGTCAGCGTCTCGAAGGCAGGCCAGAGCCGCCCTGCTGCAACCAGCTGGATACGGAGGACATGCGCCTGAACCATTTGCCGCCAGACCGCTGGGTCAACCCCGAACACCGGGGCGCCACCTGAGCCGTCCGACCGCTTCACGACCCGGCCGTCTGCTGAGTAGGTTGTCAGCGAGAACAGGGCTGCGAAGGGATGTCGCTTCAGGCGTTCTTCTGCGTCGGCTCGATCTTTCTCGAACGACGCGAAGTCTTCGATCAGCGCAAACATGAGCAGCGCCTTGTCGGGCTTGTGTCCCGCGACCTGCTTGCTCGCTGCCTGTGCAGCCTCGCTCAGGTCCACCGGGTCGGACTCGTACCGGTGCATACTGCCCAGTCCGGCCACGCCTACCTCACGAATCCGGCGGGGCAACATAGAAGCTGTGTCACCGAGCCCAAGCTTGTCGCGATCGGCGCGAGGGATCTTCCGAAGGTCGCGAAGCGCGCGCTCCAGCAGATAGCCGGCACGGGCCAAGTTCCCGTCCTTCTCGCTTGCGAGCGCTTCTGCCTCCGCGATGTAGGACCGAATGACCGTCGCGTATGCCGCTCCGCGGGCGTCCATGTCGCCGTCGGCACCGAACCAGTCCCCGGCGGCCTCGTAGTAAATCCGTGCCTTGTCTGCGTCATCGGCAAACGAATCTCCGATGTCGTGGAGGCGGCGAGCGATGTCGTTTGCTCGTGAACGGCCGAGGCCGTGCTTCGCAAGAGCGTCCGCCAATTGTGCTTGAAAGTAGTCCTCAATCGGCTCATCGAGGAGGTTGCGTAGGAGTTCGTTCTCGAAACTTGCAAGCTCGGTGCTTGTGGACTTACCGAAGCGCTTCGCCGTCTCTATCGCGCGGTGCCACATGTCGCGTTCACCAAACCACCGCTCCGCAGCGATACCAACGCGGAGCAAGTCAGTGAGGTGGGCGTGGATGTGATCCATACGGGCACGACCACTGACGCGGATGGCCAGGACGTCGTGGACGCGAGCGCGAAGGAGGTCGTGAGGCACATGTTCTACGACGTCCTCGAGCACGGATACGCTCTTATCGGTCAGGTCACTGGGCACGAACGTCCGGCCCTCTCCGGATTGATACATCGGGCCGTAGCCACGGTTCCAGTCATCTGGAACGACGTAGAGCGAGGCGATGGCGCTCAGTGCCTCCAAGGCCTCGTTGGCTTGCGTATCTCCTTCGGATTCTGCTGCCTCGCGCAGGGGGAATGTAAGCAGAGTGACGCCGTTGCGTTCGGCCTCGAAAGATTCAAGCAGTGCTGGCGACTTGAACAATAGGTCCCAGTCGGGCCGAGCCGCTTCGTTGTCGTTCGACTGATCGTCCTTCGCGCTTCTCTGCATCCTGCCATCATCCCTCTTGGATTCACATAGTCGTATTTATGTTCTATTGCCCAGTGATTCCGCGTCCGTCCTCATCGTCAAGCTCTGCTGCGCGATGCTGGCCAGCGAGGTCACGCTCGGACCGCAAGTCGACGGTGCGCCGCCAGCGCGTCTCTACTCTCGTGGGCGAGCACTGACGCTACGATCAACGCCTCATCACTCTCGCAGCTGGTACGTCTGTAATGCAGGGGGCGCTCGCGGCGTGAGGAACGCCGGTTGGGGGCGGAGTGACAGCTAACGAGGACTTCTTTCAAGGACGCAAACCCGCTGCGGTTCTCAAACACGCGGTCCTTGAGGGCTATCTGTCAGTGTTTGCGACGATGACGGGTTCGACGGGGTCAGGGACCGTATGGGCTATAGACGCGTACGCCGGACCTGGCATCTATGCCGCGATCGGTGACGAGCCCGCGGCCGCAGGGTCACCCCAGATCGTATGTGACCTCGCAAATCGCTTGTCGGCCAGGGTGTGTCTACGTGGGGTCTTCATCGAGCGCAAACCCACGTACGCAGATCAGCTTCGCACCGTGGTCGGTGATGGCGGTGAGCACGTAGTGTTCAACGGTGACGCGGCGGATTTCCTCCCTGAGGCCATTCGAGCCGCGGGCTCTGATCCAGTGCTTTTGTTTCTCGATCCTTTCGGTGTCTCCCTGCCCCGCGATCTGTTGATCGAAACGGTCACCGGAAGGCCGCGAGGGGCGACAACAGAAGTTCTTTTGAACTTCAATGTTGAAGCGGTATCTCGGATCGGAGGCATCCTCATGTCCCCCAGGACGCAGCCGCATGACGTGAAGACGCTCCGCCGCGCAGACGAATTCCTCGGTGGTGACTGGTGGCGAGACGCTTTCATTGCGGCCCGTCGCTCAAACGACACGGCAAGTGCGACGGCGGCAGCTCAGGAAGTTTCGCGGATCTACCA